TGCTGAAAATACCGAAACAGAAGGATTGCTGTCTTTTGACAGTGACGGTTTCACAGTTGGTAGCCGTGACCCGTTCAACAAAAACACCGCAACTTATGTTGGCTGGCAGTGGCTTGCAGATAATACTACTGGCAGTACTAATGAAGATGGAAGCATCACCAGTACGGTGTCAGCCAATACAACAAGTGGTTTCAGTATTGTTTCGTATACTGGAACAGGTGCTAACGCTACTGTCGGTCATGGGTTAGGTGTTGCACCAAAGATGATGATTGTCAAAAACCGACCTGATGCAGATAACTGGGTTGTCTACCACGATACGTTAGGAGCAACTAAAGGTCTAACTCTTAACTCTACTTCGGCTCCAACTACAGCCAGTACATTTTGGAATAACACAGCACCTACATCTTCTGTGTTTAGTATTGGGAGCGGTGGGGGAACTAATGGTTCTGGAGATGCTCAAATTGCCTACTGTTTCGCAGAAGTAGAAGGCTTCAGTAAAATTGGCATGTACACCGGCAATGGTTCGACAGATGGTGCATTTATTTATACAGGTTTCAAACCTGCTTTTGTCTTTTGGAAACAATATACAAATTTAGGAACAAATTCTTGGGGCATTAGAGACTCGGCCCGTGATCCATATAATGTAGTCGAGTCGGTGCTTAGACCCGACACCTCCGGTGCGGAAACGACAGCATCAAGTGCTTATGCCGATTTTCTTTCAAATGGTTTCAAGCTACGAGCAACTGACGGCTTCGTAAATAAAGCATCATCAAATTATCTATACATGGCATTTGCCGAATCACCGTTCAAAACAGCAACTGCCCGATAGGAGGCACACATGACGACAATCTATAAATGCTGCCACGGGCAGACAATCCGACCGGGCAAGGCGTGGACCGATCAGACCGGCGTGACGCATCCGGCAAGCTGGCACACGTACAGCGCAGAGCGGAAAGCAGAGCTTGGTATTACCGAGATAGTGCAGCAACCTGCGCCGGATAGCCGGTTGTACAACTGGAGTTACAACGACGACGGCACGGTCAACAGCACGGCTAAGTCGCTGGACGACGTAAACGAAGTCGATGAGAACGGCGATCCGATCATGGAAGACGGCGTTCAGGTCGTTACCAAGGGCGTCAAGTCGAACCTGATTGCAGAAGTCAAAGCGCAACAGGGCGCACTGCTTGCCCAGACTGACTGGGCCGTGATCCGCAACGCTGACACTGGTGACGCAATCCCGGCGAACATTGCAACTTGGCGTGCAGCTATCCGGTCCAAGGCCACTGAGATGGAGACGGCTATCACTGCCGCCGCAGACACTGATGCGGTAGCTGCGTTGTTCGTCAGCTACGACGTTGATGGGAACAAGTCTGGCATCCTGTACGACTGGCCTGAGCTTGATTGATGTTTTATTATCTGTCCGTAATCCTGCTACCCCTGATGATGGCCAGTGGTTCTCAAGTAAGTGAAAAGTCAATGACCGGGCCGTTTGAAACAAAAGAACAGTGCGAACTCTATAAGCTCTCTATTGAAAACACTATAACACAAATGCCAAGCGTTGAGTTAATAAAGTCATCCTGTGAACAAAACCTGGCAGTTTGACAAACCTTTGTAATCGTGCTATAATAGGAAAAGGAAGTGAAAGATGACGGTAGAATCCGCCAGCTATATTAGCCAGCTTAACACGGCATACCCGGCAGCTGGCGATAACATCTCCGAAGGAGACGATCATCTCAGGCTAATCAAGTCTGTCCTACAGACCCAGTTTCCTAATCTGTCTACCACAGCTGTAAACCCTACTGCTGCACAGATGAACAAGCTGGGCTTCCAGACCGGCAGTGTTTTGATGTACGCCTCTAATACCATTCCTACCACCCAGACCATCAGCGGTCTTAACGACTTTTTGCTATGCGACGGTAGCTCATATTCTACCACAACGTATTCAGATTTGTACGCCGTGATAGGCACCACCTTTGGCGGATCAGGTTCTAACTTTAACGTACCGGATTATCGCACATATTTTCCCGTAGGTGTGGGTGGCAGCTTTGTGCTAGGAACAGCGGTGAGCGCAAGCGCAGCCACTGGTACAGACACCCTGAAGGTTCAGCCAATTAACTTTATCATAAAGAGCTAACATGGCAATCAACTACAGAGGCGAGCGGTTCTCAGGATATAACAAGCCAAAGAGGACTCCGGGCAAATCCAAGAAGTTTGCCGTGCTTGCAAAGCAGGGAGACAAAGTCAGGCTGGTCAGGTTCGGTGATCCGAATATGTCTATCAAGAAGGACCAGCCAAAACGTCGCAAGAGTTTCAGGGCTAGGCACAAATGTGACACCAGCCCGCCTAGTAAACTAACCGCAAGATATTGGTCTTGCAAAAAATGGTAGGAGACACCATGCCTTACAAAGAACCTTATAAGCAGAAACCCAAACCTAAGAAAAAGAAAAAAGGTGGAAACCGTTACTGATGGACTCTAGAGAAAGAGCCAACCAAGCTAGTGCAATTTTGAACAACCCTGTATTCAAAGACACACTAGAACGAATCAGCAATGACTTGATCTCTCAATGGGGCATAGCTGACACTACACAAGAGAGAGAACTATGTTGGATGAAACTTAATGCTTTGCGTTCCATACAGGAAGACCTTGAAGCAACCATCCATAGCGACAAAATTGAAAACACAGAAAGGTAAACAAAATGAGTGAGGCACAGACCAATCCCGAAGGGGAAGTCGAACAGCCAAAGCTTAACATGTTCGATGTCATGTTTGGAAGTGAGGAGACCACCAATCCAGAACAAGCAGTCGAAGAATCTGACGATACGGGAGAGGAGTACGAAGTCGCCGAAGCTGAAACCTTTGATGAGGAAGAAGCGGAGGAAGCTCTCGAATCTGACGAAGTAGAGTACGAGGTAGAAGAACCGGATGCCCAGACGGACACCGCATACACTGTCAAAATCGACGGTGAAGAATTTGAGGTTACTCTTGACGAGCTACGGAACGGATACCAGCGGCAAGCGGACTATACCCGTAAGTCGCAGTCTTTAGCGGAACAGCGTAAAGCCTACGAAGCCAATCTACAGGCCGTTCAAGCAGAGCGTAATCAGTATGCGCAGGTGCTTGAAAGCATGTCAGCTAATCAGAATGCTGAACTACAGCGTTATGAAAACATTAACTGGCAGGAACTCAAAGACAGTGACCCCATGGAATACATGGAGAAACGGTTAGAGTACCAAGAGGCCAAGGAAAAGATTTCTGAACTGAACAACGAGCGTTATCGGGTTCAGCAGCAGAACGAAGCAGAAATGGCCAGTGTGCTACAGGAAAAAATTCAGAACGAAGCTGAACTTCTTGTTAAACAATTGCCAGAGTACGCCGATCCTAATTCTACTCTGAAGAACGACCTGCGCAACTATGGGCTAGGTCTGGGCTTTTCAGAGCAGGAGATAGATGGCATCACCGATCACCGGGTCGTCATGGTTCTACACAAAGCCATGATGCAAGACCAGATGTCGAAAGGTGTTAAAAGGGCCAAACCAGTTCCCAAGGTTGTTAAGTCTGGTACACCGCAGACCAAAGCTCAGAAAGCTAAAAAGTCTGTGCAGGCTAAACGAGAAAGACTAGCGAAAACAGGTAGTGCACGTGATGCTGCGGATGTTTTTCTGGACTTAATCTCATAACCCTATAAGGAGGGACTACACATGGCACAGCCTACTGGTGTTTACGTCACCTTCTCCTCTGCCGGTCTTCGCGAAGACTTGGAGAATGTGATCTACGATATCTCGCCGACTGATACGCCGTTCATGTCAATGGGCGGTCGCATGGACGCGATTGCAGTCAACCACGAATGGCAGACGGATGCTCTTGCGTCGGCTGCTGACAACTTTAACGAAGAGGGCGCGACTCTTACGGCTGCTGAACCAGCTGCTACGACTCGCGTTGGCAACATCTGCCAGATCAGCCTGAAAACCACGCTGGTCTCCGGTACTCTTGACGCCGTTAGCAAAGCGGGTCGTCGGGAAGAACTGGCGTATCAGATGTCCAAGCGTTCCAAGGAACTGAAGCGTGACATGGAACGTGCGATGGTTGGTGTTAATCAGTCCAAAACTGCTATGGCCGCTGACAGCACCGTGCGTAAACTCGGCTCGCTGAGTTCGTGGGTCACGACCAATGCTAGCGTCGGAAGCGGCGGCACGGCAGCTGGGGCTGGCGGTAATGGTACTGCTCGTACTGACGGTACTGCACGTACCTTTACTGAAACTCTGTTGAAAGCGTCGATCCTGTCCGCTTACGACGAAGGCGCTGACATCAAGTATCTGATGATGGCTCCTTCGCAGAAGCAGACTTTCTCCAGCTTCGTTGGTGTTGGTGGAGCGTCGGGCGTTAGCAACTTCAACGACGTTGCTGACCAGCGCATCATTGGCGGCATGGACGTGTACGTCAGCGATTTCGGTGAGATGGCGGTTGTTCCTAACCGCTTCCAGCGTTCTCGCGATGTATGGCTTCTCGATCCGGAATACTACGGCGTGGCTTATCTGCGTCCGTTCTTCCAGCGCGAAGTTGCCAGCACGTCTGACGGCGAACAGCGTGCGATCATCGCCGAGTACACTCTCGTTTGTAAGAACGAGAAGGCGCTCGGTGCGGTCTACGATCTGTCGTAAGCCACAAGGGGGAGGGCCACGTGCTCTCCCCCATTCTAACAAGAGGTTATCATGAACGACCCTATTAAAACCAAGTTTCGCTACGACCACAATGAAGACAAAGTTATCCTCCAGAATGTGCAGGACGTTGAGCCTCTGCTGGAACTTAACAAGAAAGAGATGAACGGCGACTCCATGTACGGCATCGGAGAAAACGCTGCCGGTATGCGAAAGGTTGCCAGCATTCCGTTGGTTGTCATTGAGAAATGGAAGCGTGAACTTGGCGTCGATATCATGAACAAGAATGACTGGCCCAAGATTAAACAACTGCTGAACGATCCTGAGAACAGGTTCCTTCGCACACATGAGAGCCATCTGTAATGAGCCTTTCAACGTACTCAGAGCTGAAGACCAGCGTAGCCAACTACCTGAACAGGGAAGACCTTACCGATGTCATTCCTGATTTCATCACGCTTACTGAGAACCGTTTGAACAGGGAACTGCGCATCCGTGCAAACGTGACTAGGGCGCAGACAACTACCACGTCTGGTACAGCCTTCTATGATCTACCAGACGATCTGATTGAGCTACGGAACATAACCTATGACACCACGTCTTCCAGCTATGCTCTGTCTTATCTATCTCCTGAATCGCTCAGCAGAGAGTATGGCACAACGTCCAGTGGTTTTCCACGGGCCTATACTAACATTGGAAAGACGTTTAAGCTCTCGCCAACTCCAGATGCTGCATATACTGTAAGCATCAACTACTTTGGCAAACTGAACCCACTGTCTGACAGTGTGACCACCAATAACATCTTGGCAGAGTTTCCTGATCTGTATCTGTTTGGTTCTTGCATGGAAGGTGCCATTTATCTGAACGACACAGAGCAGCTACAGCGATTTGGTGGCATCTTTCAGAAAGCCATGGACGATATCAAGAAGTCTGAAGACTCTGCCCGGTACGGTGGCACGGTGATGACCATGAGCGTACAGGGCGATCCCGGCTCGCTTGTGCGCAGGGGTGCCTAGATGCCTACCAACTGGGTAATAGAAAACTTT